ATTAGCTTTACTATTCCTACGTATTGACAAAGGGTTGACCCATGGCACTATCTAAACAGACGAACAAAAAACAATGTATGAACTCACAAAAGCCATCTTCTTTTTGGCGATCTCTGCGCCTATTCTTTTCGGCGTTAATCGTCTTACCTCTAGCCTTAATAATTTTAGTGACCCGTCGTTCTTTGCGCTTGATAGAGACGATATTTCTACGCAGGCCTATGGTAAGGGAACCTATAAGGACTATCAGGTTAGAAGCTATGGAAGATTTTGAAGAAGAGGAAAAAAAAACTCAAGAGTGGTTAAAGAATTTCGATGATCCTTTGATCCTAAGTAATGCCCGTTACATAGCTGAATACAACTATCACTTGCCTAATAAACAAAACAACGAGCAAAACGATTTAACCAAATTCCCCGAAATTCCTTACGATGATCCCCTTAGATAGCGAACTTTTAAATTCCCCTGAACGCATCCTTGCGGAATTAGTCAAAACAAAGCAAAGACAAAATGAATTAAAAAGTTTAGAGGCAGTATTAAAAGACGAATTAGAACAACATCGAAAAGACGGACGCATTAAAGGTATTTATAAAGCAAATGGGGTAACAGCTAACAGGCTTCAAACAAAACAGAAATATCAATATTCAGAAGAATTAACAAGGCAAGAAGAAGCATACAAAACAGAAATTGATCAGAAAAAGGAACTAGAAATTTTAGATAACAAAGCAGTCAAGTTAGAAACGACAAGCTATTGGAGGATAACTATTGACAAATAAAGAAAAGATAGAAGCCGCCGAAAAGCGAATTTCTGAACTACAGAAGTTAATCAAGGAATGGAGGAAAAATGAAAATAATTAGCGTTGATGTTGTCGGGGTACCTGTCGCACAGGGCAGTTTAAAACGTACTGCTTTCGGTGTGATGTATAGCAACGATAAAGAATTGAAATCTTGGCGACAGGATGTGATGACTTATTTAATAGCAGCTAAACCAAAGGATTGGGAAATTGATAGTGCTTTTGCTGTTAGTTGTGAATTTCGTTTTATGCGACCTAAAGCACATTTTGGGAAAAAAGGATTAAGGCCTAGCGCTCCTAGATATAAAACAACTAAAAGTGATACGGATAAATTGATTAGATCAATAGGGGATTCGATACAACAATCAGGATTAGTTAGAGATGATAGTCAGATTATTAAATGGGTAGCAAGTAAACGGTATTGCGAAACAGGGGAAAGTCCGGGGGCATCTATCACGCTAAGTAGTCAACCATGACGCTTAGACTTATCGACACCTTTTCAGGTATTGGCGGTTTTAGCTATGCGGCAGAAACGCTTGTTGGAGGATTTAAAACGGTTGCATTTGTCGAGTGTGAACCATTTTGTCAAAAGGTATTAAAAAAGCATTGGCCCCATGTCGAACAATTCCATGACATCAGAACCTACCAACCCGAACCATATTCAGCAGACGTTATTTGCGGTGGATTCCCTTGCCAAGACTTGTCCGTTGCGGGCCGAGGCGAAGGCATCAAAAAGGATACAAGGTCTGGTTTGTGGTACGAACTCTACAGAGTCATTTGCTTATTACAGCCGCGATACGTCGTCTTGGAAAACGTGTCAGCAATCCTTTCTAGAGGACTTGGAATCGTTCTCGGAAACTTGGCCGAGGCACGGTATAACTGTGAATGGTGTTGCATTCCAGCGACATATATTGGAGCCTGTCACCAGAGAGATCGCTGGTATCTTATTGCCTACAATCAAAGCGAGCGAACCGGGGAGTACAAGTCACGGTTACGGGGACAGTCTAAAGGAAGGGATTTGCAAACAGATAGGGATACCAACCAAAAAATATCCTCTTCTTCCAACTCCGAATGCGACAGATTACAAGGGGAGGTCGGGGCAAGGATTCATAGCACGACATGGAAAACACAGAATATCAGATTTCTTAACCCAAATTGGAGACAATACTTATCTCAACCCACGATTCGTAGAGGAGATGATGGGGTACCCCGTTGGGTGGACAGAACTAAAAGATTGAAGGCGTTGGGAAATAGCGTTGTGCCTCAAGTTGCAGCGATACCACTACAAAGGGTTTTAGATTTAGAAAAACTTACTGCTTCTGCTTAGAGATAGTTGACAAGGGTCAACCCCTGTACTTATAATGAAAGAGTCAACTCGACCCGTGGAGACACGGCTGATTAAATGAAAATCACTCAAACTTTTGATATTACATTTAAATATCAAAAAGAAAATAACACTTTCCGATTTGAAGGTGTCACCGAAAATGGCAAATCTGCTTTAACTGAATTTTTTGGTTTTAATTGTATTGCTATTGAATGCCTTTCTACTGATGCTTGTGCTAAAGATTTAGCTAATGACCTAGAAGGTTATAACGACATCAAAGTCCTTGATCTTCGCACTATGGAGGCCGTTTAAATGACCTCTTCAAAAGTTTTGGACAAGATGCTTAAGCCTGAATTACTCAGGACAGCTAAAGGATTAGATAAGAGGGTTAACAATCAGGAAAAAGCAACCATGTTTTTGTTTTACGCCTTTGCGATTTCTCTTTCAGCTGCCTTTATTTTCTAACCACCGCGCCCCCTTCATGGGGGTTTTTTATTCCTTCGCTTTTATATCAATGAAATTAGACAGAGTTCAATCTTTCGACATCAACATTTTAAAAGGTGCTTTGTTAACTAACCCAGAAGGTGCAGAATTTTACATAAAAGGTGTTTGCGTAAATTTAGATGAACATAACGTTTTTCTAATTCTTGAAAATGATGAAACTGTCGAATGGTCAGATGTAGAAGATTGGTCTATTCAGTTTCAAGGTCGAATAACTCCTTAACCAACGTCGGGGAGCCTGTTCTAGACGCGGAAAGATTGTATGACAAGTGCAATTTTCACCGTATCCCGTAAGGGTGAGTTATAAGCCTTTGATAATTGAGGCGAAGACAAGGCACGTAATTGGCGTGATCCATCCCCCGACATTTAATATTGTGGGCCAGCTCAACCGCTGCTTTGCTCATTGGTGATGGGGATAAACATTCCAACCGCTGACCCATACTTAAAATATCTATATATTAATAATACGCAAGCATAGTAAGTCTAATGCGTCGCTTTTTGGATTGGTTAGGTTCAGGCTTTGTTTATAGATCCCCGACAAATAAAATTGAAGCATGGCGTAAAAATGCGATGTATATGTCGTCAAGGCAATTAAGAGACTTAACAGGTTATACAGCTCATTACAGCAAGGCGGTCATATTGAGTAGATATATCAATGAACAAATGGGACATATTAAGTAGAATAAATTTGCCCTTTGATTTTTGCCTAGTTTAATTATCTAACTATTGAGTACGGGAAGACATACCTCTTAACGGTCACACACGTTAGGGGGTTTTTTCTTGTCTACCTATTACGCCAATTCTTATTTCTAGGAGGCTCTAGCCGCGCTTGTTCCTTTTCTATAGCGTTTAGTCTATGAAAGATTTCACGTATGTCTGATTGGCGTTTAGAGGATCTATTAGCTAAGACCATCAGGAGGGCGCTAACCATTGCACCAATTAACGCGGCATAAATTTCTGTCATCTGTTACCTAGCAATTTGTTCCACTTATTCCTAATTTCTAATTCTTTCCATAATCCTGTAAACGTGCCTGTATGTGGATGATTAGGCGAATCGCGTTGATCAAGCCAATACATATCCTCTAACAATTGAGCGCGGGCTGCGTTCTCCCAGATGGACAAGGGTTGACTCATTAGCATAAACAATTAGCTTTAGTATATTAATACGTGTAAATAGCAAGTAAACGTCTATGACTGATAACAAGCAAAAAGGTCAACAGATTGAAATTGACGACGATGACGATACTCCAGAGTATCAAGATATGATCCTATTTTATTTGTCAAATGGGGTTAAAACGTTAGTGCTTGTCTGGAGTCTCAGTATTTTGAGCCTTGCATATATATCTTTTCCACCACTAATTAAAATAGGAAATATAGAATTTGAGATGCCTGACCAACGACCAGATACAAGTTTTGCGAGCGCGATGTTAGGAACGGTATTAACTAGCTATGGATTGAATGTATCAAAGGGTGCATCAGCTAAAAAGAAAAACGGCGAGGGTGGAGGTTCAGGCGGTAATACTCATACAATTTATGTAAAGTATCCACCAACTGAAGTTCAAGTAGTAACCAAAAAAACTGATTCACCTAAAAACGCATGAAACGACTACTAATCCCCTTTGCTTTCTTTCTGGCTGCTATTCCAGCTAAGGCCGATATAAATCACTCAATGCAAAACATCGTTTCTGTTAGCACCCTCGGCGCTAGTTCAACGGCTAATCGGATCGGTAGTTCGCTAACGATTACAGGAACCAATGTGACTCCAACCGCGAATACTGTTAGCGGGGCAATTGGAACTTTAGACCTAGCAGATAATGGAATATCTAACGGTGTACCAACGGTTTCATACGATACAAGCTATGCAGTTACAAATACTGGAGATAGCTTCGCCGTAAGTGAAACTTATTTACAAGCCGATTCCATACCTACTAGCTTTTTAGGTACAACAGTCACCAGCGGAAAAGTACCAGCGTTACCCATCTTTGGTAATACAACAACTGTTAGCGGCGGTGAAATCGGCTCAACAACGATGAGCATGGATTCAGGCGGAACTATGGCTGTATCTCTTACAAATGCAGGCGCAGGCGTAACGGCTCAAATGTCCACAACAATTAGTCTTGATATTGATTAATGAAGTGGTTATTTCTTCTTTGCCTAGCCTTTCCAACCTCTGCCAAAGCCGGAGCGATTACCCCTCGATTTACAGCGGGTCAAATGGAAAGTACTCAACGGTCTGTTTCTGTGATCGTGGAAAACGTGGTTACTCAAAATTTCAGATCGGGGTATTCGTATCAGGCTCAGGGCCACGGAATAACACTCGCGAATGGTCAAAAAGTTTCACCTGATGCGACATATACAACAACTAAAAACGCAGGCGGGGTTTCTTATACATGGGTAACGCCCGACCTAGATCAAAAACCTCAATGGGTCTTAGCAAATCCCGGTTCTGGGGAAAGCTTCTCAATCGTGGAAAATTTCTTAGCACCCGGACTCGACGCGGTTTCCACCGTCCAGAGAACTATTACTACAACTACGGATTCCACAAGCTTGTCTATATTCTCCCAATAATTTTCTTTTGTTTACCAGCTAGAGCGAATACAAATTCAAGTAGTAGTAGTTCTCAGGGAACGGTGATTAATAATGGCTACCAGACAATTACAGGTAGTTTTCCGACGCATAGATACTCACAAGGTATCCAATGTCAAACGCCCGTTATTTCCTTAAATCCATTTATTACTAAGGGTGAGAACTTTAGTTTGCCTAAAGCAAAAATAACCCGAACAAATATGTATGACCAAACAAAAGACGATAATGGAGTCTTATTAAATCCGGGTCAAATTTTATATGTAAGTGAACAAGAAAGAATAGATCAAACAACTCATAGTTTTAATTACGGCGTAACGTTAAATA